AATACGTTTTCCAAAGACCGACCAAGAGATCGAGCAATGGAGCGCAAAGTATCCGGACGTTGCTAAAATTGTTGATACAATCGCCCGTAAACGAGCCAATGAGGCACTGGAGGAGGGAGAGAAACGTTTAGGTCACCTCAAGGACCTAGAGACTAAACTCACCCGTAAAGAGGCAGAGCAACAGCTCTACAAACTCCACCCTGACTTTGGCGAAATCAGACAAGACCCGACATTTCATGAATGGGTCACAATGCAACCAGGATACATCCAAGATGCTCTATACAAAAACAACACTGACGCTCATGCCGCCGCTCGGGCTTTGGACCTTTATAAAGCCGATACTGGCCGTCGAAAAACTTCAAACAAAAAGTCAGCGGCAACCTCAGTCGGACGAACCTCCAGCTCAACCCCAGGCGTCGAAGGCAAAGCGAAATTCAGCGAAAGCCAAGTCGCAAAAATGAGTGATCGAGATTACGAGAAAAACGAAGAGGCAATAATGGAAGCAATGCGTTCAGGTGCCTTCGTTTATGACATCTCTGGGGCTGCTCGATAAAAAATGCCCCGCACAAGGCGGGGCCAGTCCAACAGGGAGTGTGGCCGAAGCCACTGTCGGTAGTTAGAATCCACATTCCAAAAGGCAAGTTTTTATCCAAAAAAAGAAAAGGTCGGCCCAGATGACTACAAGAATTAATGGCCGACCAGTTCAACTGGCTTTAACAGGGAGGAAATAGCCAGCGCCCTCACATTTCGTAGCAAGGTTACCAATGGAAGAGGTAGATCGGAACCTTGCTCGGCGAAGAGCAAGCCCCTTTCTAGTATGGGGATGATCAGGGAGGCTGCTCTTCTCAGACCACTTCGGGCCTGTTGCGGTGACAATGCCTCACTAAGCCCCTCTCTGTCAATTTTAATCAACATATAGTGGTGAATTTTTGTACAAACCAAAAATGTAGGTTTGTTCATGAGTTCACAAACTCACCTCATTCAGGGCCGCATTACGCCCACCCCTGAGTGATCAAATTATCCAGAAGACAAAGACGCAAAGTCCACCAGTGCCGAGAGGCCCGTATATACGGCGGTATATACGCACCCTCCATCAAGCACTGCCACTCATGGGTCCTTCTGAGAATGCAACGCCATTTTCACAAGGAGATCAAACAATGGCATTTGGAAAGGCATCGGGCTACACCAACCTCAACTCAGGCGGGTTCAGCCCAGTAATTTATAGCAAAAAAGTTCAGAAAGCTTTTAGGAAGAGTTCGGTTGTTGAGGACATCAGCAATACGGATTATGCCAATGAAATCAGTAACATGGGTGATACGGTGCGTATTATCCGAGAGCCTGATATCACTATCAATTCCTACCTCCGGGGTACTACCTTGGCGACACAGGATTTGACTGACACAGACTTCACAATGATCATCGATTCAGCAAACTACTTCCAGTTTGCATTGGATGACATCGAAGAAGCACACTCTTAATTTATGGGAGCTTTTAGGAGTAATCCTAATCGAAAAACTAGGTGAATTGTCTGGGACATCCTAACGTAAAGACGAGGACAATCAGCAGCCAAGCCGCAAAGCGGAAGGTTCAACGACCATCTCGAAAGAGAGTAGGATCAAGCGATCCGAAGCGCCTAGCCCCTGAGAAACATCAGGGTGATGATATGGTCTTCTCTGCATGGAAACATGCAGCAGTTCATTAGAGAACGGACAAGTAATTAGCGACACTTGTTGAAAACATGGCATGTCAATTTCATGGATCTGGCTACAGACCGAGCAGCATATAAGCTCCGGGATGCGTTCGACGAGAACATCCTTGGCTATTTGACTGGTTGGGAAGGTGGCTCAGGCTCATGGGCAAGACGTACAGCAGCAGTCGGATCAGCGGCCAACACAGGCGCAGATGCAGACGAATTGCTTGCGGCGAATAAGCTTTCAATAGCCAGCTTCGGCGGCTCAGAACTCGCTGGCGCAGCAGACGGCGCAGGCAACACAGGTACAGCAGGCGAAGTGACTGCGATCCCTGTAGCTGCAGGCGGCGGATCAGGCGCTGTTACATCACCACTTGCAATCCTCAACCGTATGGCTCGTCTAATGGACGCCCAGAACGTTGACACCGACAATCGTTGGTGTGTGGTTGACCCGGTATTTAAAGAGCAACTTCTAGACGAAGACGCAAAATTAATTAATCGGGATTACGGCGGTGAAGGCGAAATGCGTAACGGTCGTATGCCAGGAACCATCCGAGGTTTCCGCATCTACACCTCAAACAACCTTCCTTACGAAGGTACAGGTGCAGGCGTTAACTCAGCAACTGGTTCTGAAGCAAACTTCGGCGTTATCGTTGCTGGTCATGACAGCGCAGTAGCTGTTGCGGATCAGATCGCAAAAACAGAAGTTTTCCGTTCACCAGATACCTTCGCAGACATCTGCCGGGGTATGCAATTGTTCGGGAAAAAAATACTTCGCCCAGAAGCTTTGGTCACAGCGAATTACTGCTTGGCCTAATAGCTCAAATGGGGGCAGGGCATCTACTTGCCCCCTTATTTCCATTTAAGGATTTTCCATGCCCACAACTTATCTAGACCTTTGCAACCAGGTGCTTCGTCGTTTGAATGAAGTCGAAATTGTTGCGGCAGATTTTCCTACAGTTCGAGGCGTTCATGCGTTGGTAAAGGATGCAGTGCAATCTGCCATTGCCCGTTTAAACCAAGCTGAATATTCATGGCCGTTCAACGCTGCTGAACATGCGCAGTTACTTGTAGCTGGTCAAACTGAATACACATGGCCATCGAACTTTAAAGTAGCTGATTGGAACAGCTTTCAAATCCAAAAGAATGATAGCCTTGGGGTTGGATACAAAACCCTGAAGGCAGTAGATCGAGATGATTGGTACGCAAATCATAGAGATGCCGATTATGATGCTGGATCAAGCGGTAGAGCGGTACCGGACATCGTATTCCCGAGCCATGGTAGTGGCTTTGGCGTAAGCCCCTCGCCAGATAAAGCTTACACCCTGCGTTTCCGTTATTATCAGAATTTTACTCAACTTGTTAATGCAGATGACGAAAGCCGAGTGCCCACAGAATTTGATACGGTTCTGGTCGATGGTGCGATGTATTTTTTATACATGTTCAAGGACAATGTGCAGGCAGCTCAAGCAGCCTTTCTAGCCTTTGAGGCAGGCCTGAAGAGCCTCCAATCCATCTACATCAACAATTACACCTCCGTCCGAGATACGAGGATTGCTTATTAATGCCTGATGAAATTCAGAGTTATAAACTCGTTTGCTCAGGCGGGTTAAACTCAAACGAAAACCATCTATTTCTATCCGAAGCCTCACCGGGGTCAGCAACCCGCTTAGTGAATTTCGAACCGTCTTTATATGGCGGTTATCGTCGTATTGAGGGGTTTGATGTTCTAGGCGGCATTAATGCTGAAGTAGGTGCAGGGATTGCTGAAGGGCCAGTTCTCGGTGTGGCGATTTTCAAAAATGAACACCTCGGCAACCCATATATTATTGCTGCTCGTAAAGATATCGGAGCAGCAACTTATTCGCTATACGAGTTTATTGATTTAGTCGGCTGGAATAAGATTATTCTGCCACAAACAATCACATTAGCCACCACTGCAAACAACCGGACAGTCAGCAAGATACGCCATGCCCAATTTGACTTCGGATCAGGGTCGCAGATTTGTTTTGTTGATGGAGTAAATAACGCCACCGTATTTGATGGCACCAATTGGTATCAACTCAACAATAGCAATACTGGTGGCACCTCAAGTCCAGGCGGCGACCAAGTTGTTAACGCTCCAGCCATTGTTGAAGTTTTTGAAAACCACTTATTTTTGGGTGGTGATTTAGGATCAAGGGCCGTCATATGCCATTCAGTCGCTAACGACCCGCTCGATTTCTCTAACGGTAATGGTGGAGCGCAGCTTACGCCTGGTTTTAACGTAATTCAGTTCAAACCATTCCGAGATAATCTCTTCATTTTTGGTGTTAACTCGATCAAAAAGGTAAGCCCCGATGTAACTGCTGGCTTCACTCTTGATCAGGTTACAACAAACGTTGGTTGCGTTGCCCGAGATAGTGTTCTGGAGATTGGTGGAGACTTAATTTTCCTATCACCTGAAGGTTTCCGACCCGTTGCGGGTACATCAAGAATTGGAGATGTCGAACTCAGCACTTTATCAAAGGCAATCCAAGTAACTTTGGTCAATATGATCAAGAAATACGATATGGATACAATCAATGGCGTTGTGATCCGAGGTAAATCACAGGTCCGCTTTTTTGTAGGGGATGGTACCCAAGAAGTTGCTGAAAGCTACGGTATTATTGGTGGCTTGGCCGATCAGGACGGATCAATTGGATGGGAGTTTGGTGAGCTTGAAGGCATCCGAACCTCATGCGTTACATCTGACTATATTGGCGTCGAAGAATATGTTTTGCATGGTGATCATGATGGTAAAGTCTATCGTCAGGAAAGTGGGAACTCTTTTAATGGGAAAGATATTCAAGCCGTTTATGCAACTCCATATCTAGATTTTGGCGACACTGAAGTTCGTAAAACACTTCGCAAAGTAAATACATTTCTGCGCTCAGAAGGTCCTGTCGAATTATTTCTATCGATGGCCTATGACTACGGGTCACCACAATCGCAGCGACCCGCAAACTATTCGGCTGAAAGTGAAGGCGGCCCCGTTGCATTTGCATCTGACTCCATCACCTATTCTGGCATCAACGTCATTTATGGCGGCAATTCTAAACCAATTATGACTTCCGATATTCAAGGCTCTGGGTTTTCAACGAGAGCCACAATTACCTCTATCGGGCAATCTCCGCCCTATTCCATTCAGGGCATCGTATTTGAATTTTCTATTTCAGGAAGGCGTTAATTATGGCAACCTATACTCGCCAATCTAGACCCGACATTACTAACGGCGCCGACATTACAGCGCCACCTCTTAATGCTGAATTCGACCAAATTGAATTGGCCTTCGGTACTGGCGGCCATA